GACAATGTTTGCTTTGACTGTGGAACTAGATGTATACCTAAAGATCAGGCTATTTGCGCTTCATGCTCTATCGCACGATAAGCCACTTGAGTGGAAAACCTAATTGATCTCCCGTGCGATTAGGGATATTAAACCGGGAGGAGTGATAAGGACGGCAACCAATTTGGGTATCGAAAATCATTCAGGCTAGCCTGAAATCTTTCTTGTTCAGTCCGTTTGCTGGCGTGTGCGTTGGGGTTCGATTCCCCAAAAGCGGAATGGTTTTAAAAAAGGAATGTAATGAATAACCCATATAAAATAGATAGACCCGGAATAATTTCGTTTTCTGGAGGTGCAACAAGTGGATTTATGCTTTGGCATATTATTCAAGCCTACGATGGTAAACTTCCAGATGATATAAAAATTGTATTTTCTAATACAGGTTTAGAACATTTAAAAACTTTAGAATTTGTTCGTAATGTTGAATTAAATTGGAGAGTAAAAGTTTATTGGTTAGAATATCGAACTAATAAAAAATGGTTGGAAGTTAATTACGAAAATGCTAGTCGAAATGGTGAACCGTTTGACATGATGATCGATGAAAAAAAATACTTACCGAGTCCTGTATTTAGATTTTGTACTTCAGAATTAAAGGTTTTGACTATTGATCGATGGGCGGAATCAATTGGATTGACTGATGGCAGAACGGAAGTTTTAGGATTGCGATATGACGAACCGCATCGAGTTGCAAAAGCTAAATCAAATTCTTCTTTAAAAAGAGAAATTGATTGTCCAATTTATGATTCTCGACATACACTTGAAGATGTAGAAAAATTTTGGAAACAACATTCATTTCGATTAGAAATTCCACGAATTCTGGGAAATTGTGTTGGATGTTTTTTAAAAGGTAAAGAAAAAACGCAAAGAATTGCCAAGGATTATCCGGGTTCTTTAGAGTGGTGGGCATTGCGAGAAGAAAAGCCTATTGGTCAAAAACAAGATGGAACTTCAAAGTTTGCTAGATTTCGTTCTGATCGGCCAAGTTATCGAGGATTGATTCAAATGGCAGAATCCCAACAAGAATTTGTTTTTACAGATGACGATACATTGCCATGTAACTGTACTGATTAACTAACAAATACAACGAGGTGACCAATGGGCGACCGTGACGCAGAGCATTTGTTAAACGAATTGCAGGAAGCAAGGTCTGAAATTGATAAGCTGCGATTAGGAGTTGGTTTTGCCAAGGAAATACTTGTGCAATTACAATCTGAAAAAAAAGCATTAGAAGCATCTGCCTTACAATCAAACGCCGAAGTTTTAGAGCTAATAAAAAGCAATGAAAAGCTGCGTGGGAAAAACAATAAATTAAGCGAAATTCTTGAATATATTCGGGACAAAACAGAAATAGGCGATTATGCCCCATGCGTGCCAATACCTTGGCATCATCCAAAAACCGGCAAAATTAAATTCCATGTCCCACAGGAGCCTGGCTGGCCAAGTTATTCGTGTTCTTTGGTTTGGTTTATCAACCATGTTGAACTAATCGGCCCACTGCCGGAGGGTGAGCAATGAAATTTGATTGGGATAGATACTGGAGCGAGCTGGATAAAGAGCTAGACAAGCCGGAAGGCCAGCGGAATGAAGCGGTGAGGCGACTCGCGGAGGATCTGGCATTGGCTATCCACAAGCGCCAAATGCAAATACTTGAAACGCTGCCGGAGGGTGATTGATGGCGGACCAACCAAAACACTACCAAGGCGCAAGCGGTATGAGCTGCGCGGATTTTATCCGTGATATTATCGGCGCTGGAGGCATGGAGAATTTCTGGCGCGGGAATGCGCTGAAATACATTTATCGCGCTGGATCTAAAGGTGGCCGTGAGAATCTAAAGACAGACATCTCCAAAGCGATTGATTGCTTGCAACGGCTAATAAAAGAGCTTGAACCGCAAGAGGCAGCGGAGTGATGTGGAATCCACTCCACTGGATTTTATTTGTTATTGAGGTTGTTGATTTTTTAGACGAAGAATTTTCACGGAGCAACCGCAATCGGTTGCGATGACACCAAGCCACTAGAGTGGAAAACCATGCTGATCACCCGTGCAGTGTGGAACATAAAACCGGGTGGAATGATTGGACGGCAACCGATTTGGGAAAAAAGGAAATCATTAAATTTATTTAGAATACTTTCATGTCCGTCTGCTGGTGTGTGCGCCGAGGTCCGATTCCTCGGAGGCGGAATGTGGTTTGCGGATCCGTTAGGTGGTTTGTAAGATAATGGTGTACGCATTTCTTACGGAGGTTCACTATGCATCAAGCATTTCTGACCATCGCTGCTTTTGGTTCCATCTCCTGCCTGCTTTCTCAGGCTGGTCCACTCGACAGAATTAAAGACCGCCGCGCTGCTCGATGTGCTACTACCATCGAGGTGGTAACAGAAACCAAACAGCAAGCGGAAATCATCACCAAGGAACGATTCAAGGTTACCGCCAAGCCAGTTGGCAAAACCATTGAAATTGTGCCAGTGCCAGCGAAGGCCAAGAACTAAACCACTAACCCAGAGGAGTACCCGCATGAAAAACTTTCTTCTGGTTGCTGGTTTCATTTTTAGCGGTGCTGGTTTGCAGGCTGGTCCGTTTGGTCTATTCAGTAGGAATCAAGGCGTACCAGCCCAGCAAGCCGCCAGCGCTGGCTTGTACACTGCAAACGATGCAGCCAACCACCAAGCACGCATCGGCAGGATCGGGCATTTCGGAAACCCAACCGGTGGATACGAAGGAGTCGGGTTCTCTAGCGTTAGCGCCGACTCAGCAATTCGCAATTGCTGCTTTTGGGGCGCTCGATCCCCTAAAGACATCGGTGTTTGCCGTGGGGCTAATGGCTGGTTTGCCTGTGTCAGATACCACTGAGTCGGAAAACGAACGACTGAAAAAGCATCTCGAAAAGATGATTGACCTGGTCGAACAGGCGAACCAGACGATTATCGAATTGCATTCTCAGCGTGATGATTTACTGGATGCGATACGCTGGCATCGTGATGTGATCCAGCTACCGACCAGACCAGACAAACGACTTTGGAAACAGACGATCGTAAAGTGGGACAAGGACAACCGCTAAATGCTTTTAGAGTGGCCGATCCCACCGAGCGTTAACCACATCTGGCGTAGGCACGGAAAGGCAACTTATCTGTCCGCCAATTACAAGCGCTGGATCTCTAATGTTAATCTTTGCCTGGTGATGCGCCAAGAGAATCCAATAGCCGGACCGGTCAAGGTTGATCTTATAGTTCATCCTGGCAAAGGCTGGAGAGCGAATCGGGATCTAGATAACATTTTGAAACCGGTACTCGATGCGCTCTGCCGGTTCGGACTTATCATCGACGACAATTGCACGGTGGTTCGCCAGATCTCCGCGTCAATCGGTAAGGGCGACGGCACCGAAGCGCGGTTGTCAGTGCGTGTGACGGCTCTGGAGGGATGAACACTGTGCCGCGTCCGGTGGGATGTGATACCTGTGATTCCAGTCGTGCGTATTCAAAAACGCCTGCTGGGTTCAGGCTATCCAGCACACTGGATTGCAGCACTAACCAAGGCGATAGGCACGCATAAGAATTTGAGCGGTGAGAAACTAGCCGACATCATCGAGGATGTAGCGGAAGAACTGGACGAGTGGACCTTAGAGCAATGGGGCGAAATAGCATTGCGCCTTGCGCCTGAAATGTTCGGAACACCACGCCAGTCCTACTGGCCTACCGATGCGCCAGGAGGATCGTACGAAAAGATCAGGCGGTTACGGCGACGAGCGGCAAAAGGCCTGAACCTTTGGCAACTACAGGATGATTCCAAACATGCCGAAAAAAATGTCGAGCCACAGGCCAAATCAATTCCAGTCAAGCGACAGCCGGCAGGCAAACCAAAGCCGACACGCGCGCGGGTACGACAGCGTGTGGACACGGTACAGCAGGCTGTACCTAAGAATCAACCCGCTGTGCCGGACGTGCGAGCAAGCGGGACGAACGACAGTGGCAACGCTGGTGGATCACATCCAGCCGCTGCGCCAGAGGCCGGACCTGAGACTCGACAGCGAAAACCTTCAGCCGATGTGCCGCAGTTGCCACGCCGTCAAAACGGCAGCCGAGACGAGAAACCAATGAAAGGCAAGATATCAAAAGGAATAAAAAACTCTAAAGAAAGGTGATATCAGGTTATAGGGTTAAAGTGGGGGGGATGGTGCGGGTCATGGCCTTGCTAAGAAGGACCCTAGCGAATCAAGCCAACTTTTCTGCCGAAATTCGGCAGCTTTTAAAGTCTAGTGGCTGATATCAGTTTGTTAGCGTTGGAAGTGATATCAAAATTTTCTCTGCCAAGGTGACAGATGCCGACAAAGAAGATGCCGATGGTGGTTGATGGAATCCCGAGCCAGCCACCGGAGGATTTGAATCCCGAGGAAAAAAAATCCTACACCATCCTCCATTCACAAGTAACAAAATCCGGCCATGTGAGCAACACATCGTTGGAATCCTTTCTGCTGCTGGTACACCAACGCGCCAGGCTAAAGCGGATCAGGCGTGAGGTTGATGCACTGGAAAGCTGGATGATTTCAGGATCTACCGGACAAGGCGCATTGCACCCAATGGTGAAAGAGCTTCGCCAGATGGAAACAGCCTACGCCAACCAGCTTGGCAAACTATTGATGGATCCGCGCAGCAAGGTGACCAGTAGGGCCAAAGAAGACCAAGTAATGGCGGTGGCAGGCGACAACCCAATCATGAGATCGTTGGGATGACCATGGCCAGAGCGCCAAAAAGGCGTGCGAGTAAACCCAAAAAGAATCTTCCCAGTGAGAAGTTCCGGTCCTTCTGCGCTCAGTACCTAACGCATGTGCATGGACCACAGCGAGGCCAACCATTCCTGCTGGAGGAATGGCAGATGGAGCGGATCATCCGTCCGCTGTACGACACGATCCGCAAGGATGGTTTGCGCCAATACCGCACCAGCTATGTAGAGATTGGCCGAAAGAACGGCAAGAGTTTCTTGGCCATGGCGGTGGCGCTCTACGGTTTGATCTGCGATGGCGAGC